AGTATGGCCGTTGACGCCTGCAGCAATTATTTGGGCTACTCAATTAAGAAGGGTACGGCAAAATACGGCTTTGATAGCTTTACGGGCTCGCCTGCGCTAATCAATCCCGTTAACGGCCTCAATATACCTTCTGGCAATTATCTACGGGTAAATAGCCGCGTGTTGGCTGTTAACTCTGTTTCTTATGTTAACTCTAGCCAAGCGGTAACGGCATTTTCTGGCAGCGATTGGATAGTAGCGCCTGACCCAATGGGCAATTACTCACGAAATATTTTTATCAATACAGCGCCCGACTCAATAACCGACGATACAATTAAGTACATTATCGAAGTATCTGAAGGATTTAATCCAGTAGGTACGTCTAGCGTCGACCCAGATACTATTTTTCCCATGGCAATTAAACACGCTGCTTTGTTGTTGGTAGGTCAGTATTACGATAACAGGAATGCGATAGTAGTTGGAACCATCCAAGCCAAGATATCTTTAGGCTTTGAGTATCTTTTAGACCCTTACAAAATCCAAATCATACTATAATGCAGTCGGGATCTATGGATGTACTAGTTAGTTTGCAGAGTTATGCGGAAACTATCGACGCCAATACAGGAGAGAAATTACAAACGTGGACCGAATATGCAACAGCTTGGGCTCAGCGCGTAGAGCAGGAAAGCGGCAGCGAGCAAGTGAATGCGGACCGCAGAGAGCATAAGCAAATTGTTTACTACACAATCCGCTATAATTCAGCGGTAAGCGTGAAGCATAGAATAGTTGACGCGGGCCTTAATCATAACATTGTTAACATTGCGAACCTAGCACGCAATTTATATTTGAAGCTACAAACGGAACTAACAGAGTGACAAAGAACGTTGAAAATATTGCCGAGGTTATAGATGCCTTAAAAGCGATGGGGGTCGAAATCGACAACCCCGAATTTCAGCGCATGCTCAAAGCTCAGGCATTACCAATAATTAGTAGCGCAAAGAACTTAGCGCCAAAAGATAGCGGAGACTTGGCGGCATCAATCGGCTTTATTACTGGAAAGGATAAGGACAATAAAACAAAAGTGCTTATTGGATTGCGCAAAGAATATTACAATAATTACCTGGGGCCGATGTTTGAATATGGCACTGTTGCGCGTATACAGGAAAAGACAGGCCGCTATACTGGCATCATTGAAGCGCGCCCTTTTATGCGCCCTGCATTAGATCAAAACGCGGGCCGAGTGACTGACGGAATTATAAACGGCGTGGACAAAATCCTAGCCAAATTAGCTAAAAAAAATAACTTAATATATAAATAATCATGCCAACCACAGGACCCGTAAACGGAACGCTCATAAGCATCTATAAAGATGTTGCGGGCTCATTAAAGAAAATCGCTAACGCGACTTCTAATTCTATCGACATTTCAAAAGACATGATCGACGTAACAAGTAAAGACAGCGCAGGCGCGAAGGAATTTATCGCGGGTGAGTATGGCTATACTTTGAACGTTGAAGCAATCTTTGAAGATGATTCAAGCGTAGGAGCTACTCAACAATCTTTTAAAGATTTGGCTACAGATTTGTTAGCAGGTACTTTATTGACTATTGTAATGAGCTCAAACGTAACAGGCGACGAAAAATATAGCGGTACCGCTTTCTTTACATCATTAAGCCTTAGCGCACCTAACAACGACAAAGCAACTTGGACTGGCACCTTGCAGGGCTCTGGCGCTTTGACTATTGGCACTGTTGCCTAATAGTATTATATTTGTGCCATGAGCACTACAATAAAAATCGGGGGTGCAAGTCACCCCCTTTTATTTAACATGAACAGCCTGCGCAACATTATGGAGGTTGCAGGGATGGAAACCTTTGCGGATTTAAACCTGCAAAAGGATTTAGCCAAGTCTATGGATTTTGCGCTAAGCTGCGCGTTTTACGGAATCTTAGAAGGTTATGAGGCACAGGATAAAAAAACGCCTTACCCGACCGTGCAAAAGTTAGGCGCGGCGATTAAAAAGTTTCAAGATATTAGCCCCGCGTTAGAAGGATTCACCGCAGCAATTACAGAATTTTTTGCACCTGTTGAAGAGTCAACGGGGGAGTAACTGCCAAGGGCGACGGCGCCCCGCTAACTTGGCGCAAGATTGAGCGCATTGCTTATGGCGAAATGATGCTAAGCGAGCAGGCTTTTTTAAAGTCAACGCCTCGCTTTTGGCGTTTAAAATTGGAAGGGATGCGCGAAGCTCAGCAGCAACAGTATAGAAACCAATGGGAAATAACCCGCTGGGCTGTTGCTACCGGCATGGCCCCGCACTTAAAGAAACCTATTGAGCCCAAACGGCTGTTAACATTTCCTTGGGAGGTATCCGATTACTTATCAATACACGACGCTTTAAAGTTATATTCGCATGTGTTTGACAAGTTAACCCCAGACGCCAAAGCATGAGCGCCCCTATAAAAATAGTCTATTCAATTTTAAGCAATGCGGCGGGGGTTACTTCGTTAGTAGGCACGCGGATAAACCCCGTTAGAATCCCGCAAGAGTCAGCATTTCCCGCGATCAGTTACAACCTTGTTTCTATTGCAGCCAACCCAACCAACAGCGGCCACAGTCGTACAGAGTTTGCACGGGTGCAAGTTAATGTTTATGCTACAAGCTTTGCCGATGCCATCGAGTTGAGCGGGCAAGTTAGGGCGGCCTTTGATGACGCTGTAACGCCTGACACTTATAACGATTCTTACGTGCAAGTAATTGAATACGACGGCGAGAATCACACCGCGGACGATACGGCGGCGTTTGCAGGACTTTACCAAATTTCTCAGGACTATTTATTAAACTATATTTATACTTCGCCCGCGCCTGCTGCAGAGTCTTTTATCCTTTTGGAATCTGGTGACTTTGTGCTTTTAGAAACTGGTGATAAAATTATAATCTAATGGCTAAAAGTTTAAATATTGTAATTGGCGCCGACATTGAGAAACTGCGCGAAGGGTTTAACAAAGCCATTGCTATAGTACAAAAGAGCAGCAACCAAATGAGCGCGGAGGTTGCGAAGTCGGCTAAGTCGATGGAGGAACGTTTGGCGGCTATTGCTACGCGCAACCCAACGATGGGAAGCGTAAGGCAGTTGACTCAGTTGGCGATGGAAGCCCGGGCGTTAGGTCCAGAGTTTGCCCAAGTTGCCAACGAAATAATTAAACAGGCGGGCCGCATGAAGGACGCCATCGGTGACACGCGTGCGGAGGTTGGATATTTTGCGAGTGATACGCGGCGATTGGATGCTGTGCTAGGTGGTATTCAGGGAGTAGCAGGTGGCTTCGCTGCCATCCAAGGTGCGGCTGCTTTGGCAGGAGTTGAAAATAAAAACCTGCAGGCTACAATGGTTAAGCTGCAGGGAGCAATGGCCTTAGTAAGTGGATTGCAAGCCGTTCAAAATACCTTGCAACAGGAAAGCGCAGCGGTGCAGGGCTTCCTTGCATTGCGCACTACTGTATTAACCGCCGCACAAACTGCCTACACTACGGCAGCAGCTGGCGCGATAGGCGCACAGAGGGCTTTAAATATAGTAATGGCCGCCGCTCCTTGGGCTTTGGCTATTGCTGCGATTAGTGCTATTGTAATTTCGATTGCGGGATATGAGGACAAAACTAAAAAATTGTCAGCAGCGCAAAAGAATTTAAACGATATACAGGACGATACAATTAAGAATTTTCAAGATGAGGCAAAAAGTGTAAGCGCATTACTGGCTATTGTAAACAGTCAAGCGGCCTCTATGAAATCACGCAAAGAGGCTTTAGCGGAAATTCAAAAAATATATCCAACCTATTTAAAAAATCAAGATTTAGAAAAGGTAAGCACTAAAAGCCTAAGCACCGCCACAACTAACTTAACGGCGGAAATTTTAAAGAACGCCAGAGCAAGGGCGGCCTCCGCAAAGTTGCAGGAATTACAGGGCAAGCTATTAGACATTGAAGCGGAAAAGGACAGGCGCAGAGTTAGCACGCTTGAGGAGGTTAGTAGATTGCAAAGCATTGGAGCTAGCCCGTCGCAAATTCAAGGCTATCAGCAAGCGCAAGAGGGCTTAAACAAAGTTTTAAATATAAACGAGGCTGCACTAAGAGGGCAAGTTGAGGCGGTTATTAGATTGGCTACGGCTGAAAATTTAAACCTAGTCGCCACAACAGGAACCACTACCGCGATAAATAATCAAAAGGACGCAGTCAAAGGATTGACTACAGCAACCGACGAGCTCACCGCAAAGAATACAGGCGGCAGTTTGTTGGCTCCAGTTGACCCAATAGTAAAGCAATCAATGGCCGATGTATTGGCGGAGCTTGATAAGATCCCGGTTGCATTAGAAGGGGCTAAAGTTGAGCCATTATTTACAGATATAATTGAAGAAGGCCCTGAAGTTGTTGCTACCACTGTAGAGGTTAGCGATGCAATTAAGGTAATGGCGGACCGCAACAGTGCAAGTTTTCAACAGCACGCAAGCGCTTTAAATGCATCGGCAATTAAAACGGCAGAATGGGCGGCCAAAACAGAGGAAGCTTTAACCGCTGTTAATGCAGCCTTTGCCGAGTTACAAATGCAAACGGCTGAGAACATGGCGCAACTTCTGGCAGACGTTGCAACAGGCGATAAAAACGCAGGCAAAAATTTTGGTAAAAATATGCTAGGCGCGATTGCGGGATTTATGCAAACTTTGGGTAAAGCTATTGTCGCTACTGCGATTGCAACAGATGCCTTTAAAAAATTAATTGTTGCTAACCCTGCAGCTGCGATTGCGGCAGGTATTGCATTGATGGCAGGGGCAGCAGTTGTAAGAAACACTTTAAAAGCGGGTCCTAATGTTACAGCCTTTGCCGACGGTGGTATTGTTAGCGGTCCAACGCTTGGACTTATGGGTGAATATCCCGGGGCGAGTTCTAACCCTGAAGTAATTGCACCGTTGGATAAGTTAAAAGGAATGTTAAAGACAAACGACAGCAACGGATTTGTAGCTTCTACCAGTATACAGGGGCGCGACTTGGCAATAGTTTTGGAACGATATAATAGAGACTCTAGCAGAGGATAACATGGCACGCAAATACTACGGTAGTTTTTATTCAATTACGGGCGCCCTTCACAAGGTCGAAATATGGGACGCGCCGAGCGGTTCGGGTGCAGGTGGAACGGAGTTATTACTAGCAGAAAATGGATACGAAATAAACAGGGACGGCTCAGGCAGTAAGTTCTTTGAAAATCCCATCCGCTCTTCGCGATCTACTTCGCACTGGGTAATGCCGAATAATACAGTATTGGCAGATTTTAAAAACCTTGCCACAAATAATGAGCAGTATTGGGCCGTATTAATTTATCAAGATTCAGTACTTCAGCACG